ACCCCTGACGCAGATGCTGATGGCTACACAGCCTACGCTGACATCACAGAGACTCAGGTCATAGGATGGGTAAAGGACGACATGGGCGAAGAAGCTGTAACAGCCCTTGAAGACTCTATTGCTTCACAGATTGCAGACAGCAAGGCTCCTGCGATTAGCACTGGAGTGCCTTGGTAATGCTTGCAGAACTAGCCGCAGCTAATGCAGCCTTCTCAGTTATAAAACAAGCCATAGGAAATGGCCAAGAACTAAGCAGGGTTGCTAAACAGGCTAGTGAGTATTTCAATTCTAAAAGCTCCATAGCTAAGAAAGCTAAAAAGAATGGCAACAAGTCAGACATGGAAGCTTTCATGGCTTTGGAGACTTTGAAGCAACAAGAAGAAGAACTGCGAGAACTGATGATTTATGCGGGTCGTGCAAATATGTATGACGACTGGCTTCAGTTCCAATCTGATTGTAAGCGAAAAAGAGCTGATGATGCAAAAGTAAAACAGCGTAAAGCAGCAAAAAATCGTGAGCTAATGTTACAAATATTTACAGGTTTATGTGTCTTTTTAGTAGGAGTTCCTGTACTTATAACACTGGTTTATTCAATGGTAAGTTTTTTAAAATAAAGGTATTTTATTATGAATGAATTAAGTGAACCTACAAAAGATGTTTTAGATGTTGCAGCAGCTTCTACAGCTTTAGCTTCTTTAGCTGCATGGCTACCACCTACAGCTTCTCTCTTGACAATTATCTGGTTAAGTATTAGGATTTATGTGCAAATACAAGAGTTTAAAAAACAATCTAATCGGGAAGATTAAATAATGAGTAAAAAAAGAAATAAAAGAAATACTAAAAAAGTATTAAAATCTTTAAAAGCTAAAAGAGCAGCTTATCATACTGGAAGCCATGTTTACAATCCTAGAGCCAGAAGGTTTATACCACATAATCCACACTCCTCTTCTGGTGGAGGTCGAGGAAGTTCTTCAACTTCAACACCAAGTAAGCCACCTACTGTTGTTCAAAAACGCCCTACTGAAAAACCCGAAGATTTTGTAGAGCAGTTTGACGCAACTAAAGGCGTTGAATCAGCTATAGATCCTCGTGCTTCTGCGGCTGAACAAGGCTTTACAACGGCTTCTCAAATTCAACAGCTAGATGCAGGAACACCTGTAACTACTACGGGTGTTCAAGCTCCCACAATGGCTCCCGCTGCTCAAGCAGATGTCACGTTTGCAGAAGCTGTACAGCCTGTTCAAGCTGCTACATTCGATGCAGTAAAAGCACAGGACATTGCTCCAACACGAGGAGCAGAAGGACGGGTATCTAGAATTGCTTCAGCTGCTGGGCCAACAATGCGTGAAAAAGCTGTTGCAGCTACCAGAGATACTGCGGCTGAACAAGCTGCTTTAGCGGCAGGGCCACAGTTTGATATTTCTGAAGGCGCGTATGTAGATAAAGTAACAGGTCAAGTTACTGATGTTGCTCCTACAAAAGAAGCTGAAGCCGCCCAGCGTACCGCAATTACTGATGATACTGTTTCAGAAGGCGAAGCCGCACAGATTATAGATAGCGTAGGATTTGAAGCTGCTAAACGCAGAACAGTGACAGGTGAAGCAGCTAAAGGCGCGGCATCTGAAATGATTGCACAAGTAGGTGATCTACCGACATCTATTACAGCCGCAATTGTAGAAGATCCTGCAAGTGTTGAAGCTGCTATAGATACTCAACCTGTAGAAGTTAAAGCTGCTATTGCTGCTCTACCGACTGAAGCTTTAGTATCTTCTCAAATGGAAGGTTTGTTAGCAGGAATGGATGAAGGCGTTACTCCTGCGTGGGCAAGACCCGCAGTAGCACAAGTTAATAGTATGTTAGCGCGAAGAGGTCTTTCAGCTTCTACAGTTGGACGCGATGCTCTTTTTAATGCAATAATTCAAACTGCATTACCTATTGCACAAAACAATGCACAAGCTTTACAAGCTCGTTCTGCTCAAAATTTAAGCAATGAGCAACAAGCTAATTTAGCACAAGCAACTTCTGACATGCAGTTAAAAATGGCTAACTTAGCTAATCAGCAAACAGCATCATCTCAGACAGCGCAAATGGCACAGCAGATGGCTACAATGCAAAGCCAGTTTAGACAAGATGCTGTTATGACTACTGCACAGCAACAGCAACAGACTGCTATGCAGAACTTACAAAATCGTCAGCAAGCTGCTGTATTAAATGCACAAAATCAACAAGCTATAACCGCGCAGAATCTAGGCAACGATCAGCAGATGGAATTGGCTAATCTGTCTTATATGAATGCAACTGAATCAGAAAACATGTCAGCAGAGCAGCAAGCTCGTTTAGTTGAAATGCAAACTGCCGCAGACTTTTTAGCTAAGAATGCTGGATTTAAACAGCAGATGAACTTAGCAAATTTAAGCAATGATCAGCAAACAAGGCTTGCTAATCTTTCTGCACTTAATCAAGCAAGTGCTGATAATTTAAATGCTGAACAACAAGTTGAATTAGCAAACCTTAATGCTACACTTCAGACTAATTTAACTCAAGCTAAAATTGCAGAGTCTATGGGACTTGCTCAGTTAAATGTAGATCAGCAACGTGCAGTTCAAAATGCAGCAATGGTTGCTAATGTAGATCTTACTAAGTTTAACGCTGAACAACAAGTTCAACTAGCTAATAGTAAATTTATGCAGTCAATGACTATGGCAGACTTTAATGCTGAACAGCAAGCAGCAATGCAAAATGCAACTGCTATGGCAGCTATGGATATGGCTACCGCAGATCAAGCAACTAAACTAGCTATTACAAACGCCCAGAACTTTTTAAGCATGGATATGGCTAATTTAAATAATGAACAACAAGCTACTATTTTAGATCAGCAGCAAGAACAGCAACGTATTCTTTCTAATCAAGCAGCGGCTAATGCAGCGTTACAGTTTAATGCTACATCTGAAAATCAAACTAATCAGTTTATGGCTAACTTATCTTCTGCAATGACACAGTTTAACGCGACTCAAGCAAACGCTATGGAGCAGTTCAACACAACTGAAAAGAATAGACAAGCAGCTATAGAAGCAGGAAACGAGCTTCAAGCGGCTACTTTAACGGCTCAGTTAGAAGCAGACATTGATAAGTACAATGCACAAATTGATTTACAGCGAGATACTTGGAATGCTCAAAATGCTCAAGCAGTTGAACAATCTAATATAGCATGGCGTAGACAAGCAAACACCGCTGAAACTGCTGCTATTAATGCAGCTAATCAACAGAATGTTCAAAACGCATATAACTTAACAGCTTTAGAGCAAGCACAAATTTGGCAAGCGTACAGAGATGAAGCTTCTTATGTTCGTCAATCATACGAAAACAATGAAAACAGAAAGGCTCAAATTTATGCTACGGCTATTGGCAACGAAGCAGGGGCTACAAAAGGAAGCACAACTTCAAGCAGCACTCTTGTAACTTTAGCAGAAAGATTATTTACATAAGGTGATATAGATATGGGATTTTTTAAAAAACTTTTTAAAGGCGTTAAAAAAGTAGTAAAGAAAATAGGCAAAGGTATTAAAAGTGCTTTTAAGTCTTTTGGTAAGTTTATGGGTAAACTAGGTATTATCGGACAGATAGGACTAGGTTTATTATTGCCGGGGGTTGGAGCAATGCTTGGAAAGGCCGCTGGGTTTTTAATAGGCACTGGCGGCACAGTAGCTACTGCGGCAGGAAACTTTATAAATGCTGCACTGAATGTAGGTACTAAAGTAGGCAATGTTTTTCAAACTGTTACCAAAGGAGTTACAAAAGTTGTTGGCGATGTAGTAGGAGCCGCTGCTAATAAACTAGGATTAGCAGATCCTATAAAAACACTTACTTCTAAACTTGGTATGGGAGTAGACGGCCAAGGAATTAATATAGGCAACAAAAAATTTGGAGATGTTTTTCAAACTGTAAGTGAGCAAGCTAACGAAGTTTTAAAAAGTGGTAGAGATCTGTTCAGCATGGATACACTTACAGAAAAACATGCAAGTGTGGCTAAATACTTAGATAAAACTAAAGTTGTTGATACAGCTACTGATATAACTGCTGAACAGGCTAAAGACTTAGCAACAGGCCCGAACTTAACGGATGTTGAAAATATGTCGCGTGTTGAAATTCCACCGGCCCCCGATGCAGTAACACCACAAATGTCAACCGTTGCTGATGGAGTAACTGCTACTGAACCAAAAAGTTTACTTACTAAAATTGTAGAAGATCCTTTAGGAACTGCGAGAAAAGGAGTAGAGTATGTTGTTGAAAAAGGAGCAACTAAAACAGGTGAAGCACTTACAGAAGCTTTTCCTACTATGATAACTACTGCGTCACAAAAAGCAGGTGGTGCTTATCCTGATATTAATTATAATACATTAACAACTTCAGTAGCTCAACTTCCGCAGTCAGTTTCAATTGGAGCAGGAGATTCGCCTTACGGTGTTAATGTTGCTGAGTATATAAATAACAATACTAATTTTGTTAATACAAGCCCTTACGGTTATAATGCTGCTGCTTGGAATAACTATCAAGCATCAATGAGAGGTGTTTCATAATGGATGAAGAATATCTAAAAGTACAACAAAAAGGAGGCCGACCAATCCCCGGCCAATCATTAACAAATGATCCTGAAAACCCTGCGGCTTTTGAAAAAGCTCCTGAGTACACAAGCGTACACGCAGCTTCAGAGTATCTATTTGCACAAATGATAGAAAGAGAATCTTATGTTCCTTTAATGCAAGCGGTTGCTGATGGAACACCTATTATGGAAATAGCGCAAGTAATTCTTTTTCAAGGTTTTACAGAAGGCAAATGGAATCCTGACTTGTTGATAATGCTTATTGAGCCTGTGGCTTATATGTTATTAGCATTAGCAGAGCGTTTAGACATTGATCCGGTTATATACTTAGACGAAGAACAAGATGAAGAAGATGAAGAAAGAGCCTTGGGTACTAAGTTTGAAGAACTAGCACTTCAAAAATTTGAAAAAGGTTCTGAACCTGTTAAAGTTCCAGCGGGTGTTTTAAGCAATGAAATCTTATCTCAAATAAAAGAGATACCTGAAGATGCTTTAGAAACTCCACAACAGCCTATGGAGCAACCTCCACAACAAGCAAGCTTATTAGCTCCTGCTCAATAAAAGGATATAACAATGGCGATTGAAGAATTAGGTGAATCTTTATTAGCAAGTGTCAGATCAAGAAATGATAAGATTGCTAGAGACAACCGTAAAAAAGAAAGAAAGCAAGAGCTTTTAGGTTTAGGGGCTGCTATTGCTGTAGGTGTAGGTAACAAGATGTTAGCTGATAGAACTGCTAACTTTTTAGATAATGAAGAAATTTTAGCTTCTAATGTTTTATTTAAAAATGCTTCTAAAGGTAAGATAGAAGCAGAGCAAGAACTAGCAAACATTAAAAGCCAAGCAAACGGGAATGCTTTACAATATTATACTGAGCAAATTAAACCTTCTTTTGAAACAGAATTTAAAAATAAAGTTAATTTAGATGAATACGGTACACAAGCATACGATGATCTTGTAAACTCAGAAGTTAAAAAATTAGCTCAGATGCGAGTAGACGCTTTAAATAATTTAGTTAATGCTTCTAAAACAATACGCAGTGCAGATACTGTTACAGCTGAACAGGCTAGACTTATAAAAAATGTAAGACCCACAAGTGTTGGCAATTTAATAACTACAGGACTTGCTAATTTATTTGATGGTCAAAGTTCTGCTGAACGTGAGAAAGCAGCGGTTGCAGCTATTGGTGAAAACGACACTAATAGAGAAAGAGTTATCGCTTTAACAAAAGCTTTTGAAGAAACTGGTAGTCTTGTAAACGCTTATGATTTTGCTAATTTAACTGTTCCTAAAACTGCTAAAGAAGAACGCTTCCAAAATGTTATATCTTATGATATTCAAATTATAGATGACGAAGCATTTCTTATAGAGCAAAAAAGTGTAAAAGATCGTTTCGGTAAACTACCAGAGCAAGAACAAAAACCTACCGCATCTAAATTATTTGAAGGTACTCCTGATGCTGTAAACAGTAAAATTTTAAAAGCTGCTAAAACTTCTTATAACTTAGCAGACAAACCTCAAAGCCTTTTAACTACCCCTGCGTATGCTGAATTTGTTAAGGCTGTACATAAAGAAAAAATAACACTAGGCAATATACGCACTATGGCAGAGTATTCTACTGTAGCAAATATTTTACAGGACTTTACACAAGTAGAAGAAAACTTACAAGATAGTGCTAGAACTCAAGTTACTTCATCTTTAGTAGGTTCACTTGCTAAAAATAGTATTGCTTTACAACGCCAGCTAACAACAGGCTCACCGCAAGAAAAATTAGCGGCTCTTTCTAATCTTAAAGAAATTAGCGATTTATTTACTACAATGACACAAGGATCAAAAATTGTTCAAATGACATCTAATGGCATAACTAAAAATGTTCTTGTAGATGAAAACGGCAACCCTCTTAGAGTTTTAGATTAAACTGGAGAAAGTATGGAATTTGATATAAAGACTGCTACGCCTGTAGATGGTCAGGAAGAAGCTATTGAAAACGAAAAGTTTGATATAAACACTGCTACGCCTGTTGCTGGGGCAGAGCCTATTCCGATAGAAGAAGCCCAAGGAAGTATAGCTGCTGATATTGCTAGAGTTATGATGGACACTGGTGAAAACATTGCTTTCTTACCCGCTACTGTAGCTAATATTATTTCTGAAACTACTACAGGTACAAAAGTAGTTCCCGATAAATTTTTAGATTTAGCTCGTAAAGAAAGTGTTAATCTTTTTGCTAACCCTTTACGATCATTAGGTTTTGAGGAAACTGCTGATAAATTATACAGTTCTGTATTAACTGAAGAAGGAAAAGTTAAAGACGTTGAAACTGTAACAGGGATGGCTGCTAGTATTGTTCCGTATGCAATAGGTGGAACTAAAGTATATAAAGAATTAGCTGAAGCTGGATTAAAACGAGGGAAGGGCGTAGTAGCAGGATCAGTTACGGGTCTTGTTTTAGGTGATGTAGAAGATCAAAGTATTACAGATGTAGTTGTTGAAGTTCTTCCTGATCTTAAAGGTAATGTAGTTATAGATTTTCTTAGAAGTAAAGAAGGAGACAGTATACTAAAAAAGAAAGCTGTCATTGCTTTAGAAGAAAGTATTATAGGTGGTGCAATAGATATAGTAATACACACGCCTAAAATCTTAAAGGCTTTTGGTGTGGCAGGAATTTCAAGTGTTAAGTATGTAACTCAAAAAAGCAAGCAACTATATAATAAATCTGTAGGAGAATTAACGCCAGCAGAACAAGCGGACGTTATGGTTGAAGTTTTAGAAGAAGCTAAAGTTAATACGCAGTTTAAACAACAAAGCCAATTAACAGATATTCAGCTTACAGAAACTCCTGAAGGTTCTTCACAGGTTGCACTACAACAATCTAGTAAACTAAATAGATTTATGCGTAGGTTTTTTACAAGCCGTGGATACTTCACGCCTAGAGGATACAATGCTTTTGAAGATTCTCAGTATGCTCAAAGACAAACAATAGCTAAAGCAGAAAACATTGCATTAAGATTGCAGCAGTCTCTTGATGAAATGGGAGAATCTACAGATAAAGAAGAAGTTATTGAAACAATAAATAAACTATTTACTGAAGATTTAAAATGGTTGAAAGGTACAAAGCAGGATAAAATTATTGATCTTGCAGATAAATATAATCTTACTGATGTTCAAGCTGAAGAGTTTTTAAATGCTAGAGAACTAATTGATGATATGTCTAGAGAACTTATAGGCTCTACGTCAGTTTCTGATTCTTTAAAAGAAACTATTCAAGAAAACGTAGGCGAGTACATCCGTAGATCATATCGTCTTTTTGAAGACGCTGGATATAAGCCAACGGCTAAAGTTCAAAAAGATGCTATAGATTATATTTACAACAATCTTTTAGATACTAATCCTAATATTTCTGAAAGCGCAGCTTTGCAACAAGCTGTAGATACAGTAGATGAAATTTTAACTCAAGGAAATAAGTCTGAGTTTGTAGATTATTTTAGTAATGTTAAAAAAATTAATAAAGATATTTTAAAACAGCAAGAAACTATACCGCTAGAAATTAGAAGACTAATGGGTGAAATTGAACAGCCTTCTGAAAACATTATTCTTACTGTTTCTAAGATGACTAATTTATTAAACACTACAAAGTTTTATGATAACTTATCAGATCTAGGACATTCGGGCGGCTATATATTTAAAGAAGGTCAGCCCCGACCACAAGGTTACGATGCAAAAATAACAGGCACTAACTCTAAGTTAGACGGTCAATATACCACTCCTGAAATGCTAGATGAAATAAAAAATAACACATCTAGTTTTATTAATGGTTCTAAATTACAAGGCTACAGAAACTTTTTAAGTTTAAAAGGACAGGCTCAAAAACTTAAAACAGTATATAGCCATATTACGCATATCCGAAACTTTACAGGTGGTATGCAGTTTGGTCTTGCGAACGGTAGCAACCCTTTTGGTGGAGAAGCTAAAGAAACATTAAAAGTTTTAGTAGACTCTATTGCAAAAGGAGGAGATGCTTCTCTTAATAATACTTACGAAAAGTATTTAAGGCTAGGGATTATCAATACTAATGTAAGGGCTAATGAGTTTAGAGCTATCTTGGAGGCTGGATATGAATCTGGTGTAGATCAATTTACAGATAAAGTAGCTGATAAATTATCCAAGATAGGTTTAAATAAAAACAGGCGCGAGTTTTTTGATAATGTATATGTTGCTACAGATGACTTTTATAAAATAAATTATTTTAATCAAGAGTTAAAAGTTTTACAGCAAGCCTATCCAGACGTAGCTCCAGAAGTTTTAGAAGAACAAGCTGCAAACATAGTTCGTAATACTATGCCTAATTATGATCGTGTTCCTAAAGGTGTAAAGGCTTTAAAAGAGCTTCCTATTGGTAGTTTCTTTTCTTTTCCCGCAGAAATAATTAGAACTTCTTCTCATATTGTACGACAAGCAGCTACAGAAATGGCATCTACTAATCCTACTATACGTGATAGAGGATTAAAAAGAATAGCAGGGTTTACAGTAACTACTAGCGGAATGACTGCTATGGCTAACATGTCTGCAAACTTAGCAGGATTTGATGAAGAGCAACAAAAAGCTATTAGCATATTGAGTGAAACACCTTGGTCACAGACTGCTCCTAGAAATATTTTAAACATAGATGGTAAAATATATACTAATGATACGCAATATATTGATTCATATAGTCCTTTAAAAGAACCTTTACGTGCCGCAGCTTTTGAGTGGAGCAAAGGTGAAATAAATGAAGACGAGTTTAATCAAAAAGTTTTAGATTCTACGTTAGCTTTTAGTTATTCTTTCTTTAAACCTTATATTGAAGAAACAATTTTAACATCTGCTATTACTGACGTAGGGCTGGCTGCTATAAATGCTGATGGTAGAACCCCTAATGGAAAAGAAATATTTACCCCCGGCCTCACTGTTGCAGAAAAAACTCAAAATGTTTTTGAGCATTTAGGTAAAACTTTAATCCCCGGCTCTTTCTTGAGTGTTAAGAGTTTAGTTGATAGTTCTAATGAAGTTCCTAATCGTAATACAGGTAAGCCAAAATCTTTTGAGGCTGAATTAGTTGCTAACATGACAGGTGTTAAATTTACAGAATTAGATATTGAAAGCACTTTAAAATATTCTATTCAAGATTATAATCGACAAAATGCTTTAGCTATTTCTACCGGAATAAATTTTGAAAGAGATTCTACTAAAATAGTAGACAGATATAAAAACCAACAAAAAGTACGATTAGATGCTTATAAAGATCTTTATCGAAAAGCTATGGCTGCTGAATATATTTTAGGTGAAGATGAAGTTTATCGTCTTTTGCTAGATAATGGGCTATCTAGATCAGACCTTAAATTTATAGATTCAGGAACTTTTAAACCTAGTAAACCTCCACAAAAAGGTTTTGTAGCTATCCAAGAAAAAACACCAGATGTTGAAACAGGTGAGCGATCAGAAGAAGTATATACAGAACTTATGAATGTTTACTTTGACTTGCATGATATAAAGTTAAATGATCCTATCGCCAAGCCAGAACTAGACGATAATGAAAGACTTAAAAAAGTTATGGGTGGTTTGGTAGAGGAGCTAGTGCCTAACGCTCCTGAAAATCCTTCTGATAGAGTGAACAAACTTACAGGTGTTCCGTATAACTTAGAAGCTGGTGCGGCCTTTTTAGAAGAAACAAACCCACTACGGCCTTTAGTTATGGCTGAAGGCGGCAGAGTTAAGAAAAGCACAGGGGGTGAGTTGGCGGCTAAACTGGTAGGTATTGCTGAAGAAGATTTAGAGTGGGCTAAAAGCCAAGATAAACGCTTTGAGACAAAAGAAAAGTATGACGGAAAAGGTGATGCAGCAAGACACTTAGCTTTAGGTTGGATTACTCAAAGAGCCTCTAACCCTGAACTAGCTTTAAAGGCTGCCAACTTCCGCGAAAACTTTAGTCTTAGACGTTTAGACAAGCCTATGGATCAACACAATAATAATCTAGGAGCAACTATTAAAGCTAATAACTTTAAAGAAGCTGAAATAGAAATTGATAGGTTGATTGCAGAAGGCAAAGCAATGTACATGACTCCAGATGAAAGTAAAAAAATGCGAGGGTATGCGAAGGGTGGAAAAGTTTTAACTGCACTAAAAAGGAATTGTAAATAATGAGCGAATTTAAATATTTTAAACTAAGTGACTTTGACTGTCAGCAGACAGGCGAAAACAAAATGGATGTTGCTTTTATTAGAAAGGTAGATCACCTTAGAGAAGTATGTGGTTTTCCTTTTTATATCACTAGCGGTTACAGAAGTATTGATCACAGCTTGGAAAGAATCAAAAAAACCCCCGGCACTCATGCGCGTGGGATAGCCTGTGACATTGCTGTAAATGGAGGTAGGCAGCGTATGCAGATAGTGCGTCATGCTTGCGCTTTGGGATTTGTAGGCATAGGCGTGGCTAAAGGTTTTGTACACGTTGATATGCGCGATGATCATAAACCTGTTATGTGGTGTTACTAAGGAGATAGTTATGTTGCAATCATTGATCGGCCCTGTTACGGGATTGTTAGATAAATTTATTGAGGATAAAGACAAGAAGAATGCTATCGCATTTGAACTCAGCACCATGGCTGAAAAACACGCGCAGGAACTTGCGAAAGCTCAGATTGAAGTTAATAAAACTGAAGCGGCACATAAGTCGTTGTTTGTCTCTGGGTGGAGACCTGCTGTGGGGTGGGTGGCTGTACTTGGCATGGCGGGTAACTTCTTGGTTATCCCACTGGCCAACTTTACGCTTGCTTTGGTTGAGTCTGAGGTCAGCATTCCAATCCTTGATTTAAGCCAAATGATGCCTGTTCTCATGGGTATGCTTGGGTTAGGTGCAATGCGTACCGCAGAAAAAGTTAAAGGCGTACAGAGGGATAAATAACATGGCAGCAAAGAAAAAGAAGTCTACTGTAAACAAAGCAGGAAACTACACTAAGCCCACCATGCGTAAACGTTTATTTGAAAAGATTAAAGCAGGGACTAAAGGTGGTAAAGCGGGTCAGTGGTCTGCGCGTAAAGCTCAAATGTTAGCTAAAGAATATAAAGCAGCGGGAGGAGGTTACAAGAAATGAAAGTTAAAGCCCCTAAAGGTCATCATTGGATGAAACAAAAGAACGGATCGTTTAAACTAATGAAACATAGCGGTAAGTTTGTTAAACATAAAGGAGCAAGCTTGGAAGCTAACTTTCCTGTGCAGAAGGTACATAAGTAATGGCACTTAAAAAATCTCAAAAGTCTTTAAAAAAATGGACTAAACAGAAGTGGCGTACAAAGTCTGGTAAGCCTAGCGCAAAAACAGGTGAGAGATACTTACCTGAAAAAGCTATTAAGGCTTTAACTAAAAAGGAATATGCTGCAACTTCTAAAAAGAAAAAAGAAGATACTAAAAAAGGTAAGCAGCATAGTAAGCAGCCGAAAAAGATAGCGGCAAAGACAAGGAAATATAGGAAGAAATAGCTATGAGAGAAGACTACAAGAAAGGCGGTAAAGCTAAAAAGAAGGATTCACGTTTAACCAAAGCAGGAGTAAGCGGCTATAATAAACCGAAGCGTACACCGAATCACCCGAAGAAAAGTCATGTGGTCGTGGCAAAAGAAGGCGACAAAATTAAGACAATCCGTTTTGGAGAGCAAGGAGCTAAGACAGCAGGAAAGCCAAAAGCGGGTGAATCAGAAAGAATGAAAAAGAAACGCGCAAGTTTTAAAGCTCGTCATGCTAGAAACATTAAGAAAGGTAAAATGTCTGCGGCTTATTGGGC